ATCAACAACCCATGCTGCTGCTACAATCAGAGGCGCAAGATTTAATTGCCATGTCTCAAACGATGAAGGGCAATATGGAAATTTGTGATATGATATATCGCAAGGGGTCGCTGTACGAAGAACCGGCAATAGGGGAGATACAAGGCCGTATGTTCAAGGGCAAGGCAGATATTGTTCATTCTGACTTGCTTGTAGACATCAAGACCACGAGCGATATAAATGATTTTAAGTATAGCGCACGTAAGTATAACTACGATAGCCAGGCCTACATATACCAGCAGTTATTCGGCAGGCCTCTTGCTTTTGTAGCTATTGACAAGAAGACCCACACGATGGGTATATTTAACGTCTCCGAGCAGTTCGTGTCTTATGGAGAGGAGAAGGTGCGTAGGGCTCTTGAGGTCTACGATATGTTCTTCGGCAAGGACGCCACACACGACATCACACAATTCATTCTTAACCAAACTTTATAAACTATGTCAGACAAAATTTTTGCCAACGGGATTTTCTTCAGCAAGCCCGATTCTTCCGCCCCTTCATTTGTGTTGGGTAAGTTGAAAATTAAAGCAGATGAGGCCATTCAATTCATTAAGGATAATCAAAATGAAGCAGGATGGCTCACTCTAGATATTAAGAACAGTCGTGAGGGGAAGGCTTATCTAGAGGTCAATAATTACAAGAAGTCTGAAGCTCCGGCTAAACCAGCCAAGATTCAGCCTATTGAAGAAGAGGAGCCCCCATTTTAGTATTATTGCAGCCCGAATGCCCGAGAAGAGGTGCCCATACAGGGCGCCTCTTTTTTTCACCTTAGGTGTGTCCGGGACACACCTTTAATGCAAATGATATGGTAACTATATTTAAAAACATACACGAAACCAATGTACCATTTTATAGGGATGTCAATTTTATACTCAGCAGGATAAAGTCTGGGGCTTCAAAAGATATTGTTGAGAAGATAAGAGGTGAAAAAAGTAAGTCAGCGCGTAATGAGCTCAAGAAGAAACTCCCTGCTATTTGTTTTAGCGGGACATTCAAGAAGCGTGCAGACACGGCTATCATCGAGCATAGTGGGTATATATGCCTTGACTTTGATGGCTATGATACTCCGAAGCAGATGCTATCGGATAGACAAAAGATTATGGCCGACCCATACACTATGGCCATATTCACCAGTCCTTCCGGGGATGGCCTCAAGGTTATTGTCAAGATACCACCAAGCATTGAGCAGCATCGTAATTACTTTTTAGGTCTTGAGAAACATTTTGCCAATAAGCACTTTGACAAGACGAGTCTAAATGTCAGCAGGGTGTGCTACGAGAGCTACGACCCTAAGATGTACATAAACAAAGACTCCGAATTATTTGATAAGTTAGAACTCAAAGAGAGAGAGCAGCAGACAGGTAGCGTGGACCTCCCTACGATACCAATGAAGGATGAGAATAAGATTGTGGACATATTGCTCAAGTGGTGGACTAGGAGGTATCCTATGAACGAAGGTTCTAGAAACCAACATGCGTATGTGTTTGCAGCAGCGACCAATGATTTCGGCATTGACAAGTCTATATGTGAGTCGGTGCTGATGAATTATGCGTCTGCGGATTTTCCTGCCGTTGAGATTAGAAGGACGATAGATAGTGCATACGGACAAACTAAAAACTTCGGCACTAAATACTATGAGGACGAGGAGCGGATGAGCGAGATGAAGTCAGCGTATAGAAGGGGCGTGCCTCGCAAAGAGCTTCGGGCGCAACTAGAGGCCGATGATTTTGATGAGGCAACGATAGACAATGCCCTTGACGTGGTGTCTGCGTCTGTGATAGATGGCGTTCCTACGTTTTGGGAAAGAACAGGCAAGAATAACGCTGTGAAGATTGTGCACATTGAGTTCAAGAAGTACCTTGAGGACAATGGTTTTTTTAAGTATGCTCCGCCCGGTTCGGTCAACTTTTTGTTCGTAAGGGTTCAGCACAACTTGGTGGAGCACACTAGCGAGAAGGTGATAAAAGATTTTGTGCTGAATTTCCTTCATGAACTAGGAGATGCGGAGGTGTACAATTACTTTGCTGAAAACACCAAGTATTTCAAGGAGGATTTTCTCACTCTTTTGGATAGCGTTGACATTAGTATTGTGGCCGACACAAAAGACGTTTCCTATATTTATTACAGGAATTGCGCGGTCAGGGTTACTAAAGACAATATTGTTTCGGTTGATTACTTTGAACTTGGCGGATGTGTGTGGAAAGACAATGTAATTGACCGTGACTTTGAGTTAATTGACACAGATGTTTCCAATGACTACCAGAAGTTTGTGAGGAATATATGCGGTCAGAACGACGGCAGGGTTTCAGCGATGGAATCAACGATAGGGTTTCTCTTGCACGGATATAAGAATCAAGGGTATTGCCCTGCGGTTATTCTTAATGATGAGCAGATAAGCGACAATCCGGAGGGAGGGACCGGCAAGGGCCTTCTGATGAAGGGCATAAGCAAGCTCAAAAAGATGGTGACTATAGATGGAAAGTCCTTTCAGTTTGAGCATTCATTTGCCTACCAGTTGGTAAGTGCCGATACTCAGATTATTCTCTTCGATGACGTTAAGAAATACTTTGACTTCGAGAGATTGTTTAGCGTGGTGACAGAAGGGCTTACATTGGAGAAGAAGAATAAAGACGCTATCAAAATACCATTCTCTCGTTCTCCCAAGATAGCCATAACCACGAACTACGCCATAAAGGGCACGGGCAATTCATTCGCTAGGCGCAAGTGGGAGTTGGAATTACACCAGTACTATCACAAAGGCAGGACCCCTATTGATGAGTTTGGTAAGCTGATGTTTGACGATTGGGATAAAGAAGAGTGGTGCATATTCGATAACTATATGCTAAGGATTCTGATGAAATACCTTGAGACAGGATTGATACAAAGTCAGTTTGTAAACCTTGCGGTGCGTCAATTTAGCGCTGCTACATGCCATGAGTTTGCGGAATGGTGCGGTATATTGCCCGGCTCGGTAGAGAGCTCGTGCTTGACTAGCGAGGTCAGGATATATAAGAACTATCTATACGAGGACTTTTGTCGAGAGAACCCAGACTATGGCCCAAAAGCGAGGTATACCATTAGCAGGACCAAGTTTTATCGTTGGCTTGAGGAGTACTCGATGTATAAATATAAAAAAATGCCGACCGAAGGGAAGGATTTGGGAGGCAGATGGATTACCTTTGAATAAAAAATATAATGGAAGAACAAATTTTTTTAGAATGCATAGACGAAATGTTTCGTCTAGCCGGATATGATGGGGTCACCCATAAAGATATCCTAGATGATGAGAATTGGCAGTCAAAATATCAGATGAGCCACGACCAATTTAGAGATTGGTATTCGTATTGCGAGCGTCGTTTTCGGGAAGACCTTAATATGACCGAGTCTCAAGCCACTCAACAAACCGCGTTATTTGTAATAAACTACGGAATAATATGCAGATAGTATACGAGTACATCGAAGAGTTCCCAGAAGAGCTTGCCGAAGACGACGACAGCATTATGCTTTGCGTGGACTACCCCTATAAAACTTATTGTAATTCTACTTTAATCGACAATGAATACTGCATTGATTCAACTGCGAGACTATCAGCGGTCTATATCCCAAAGGGCGAGTGAGATTATATATGAGCATGGCTTTGTTTACTTGGCCATGGAGGTCAGGACAGGCAAGACGCTCACGTCAATAGCTACATGCGAGAACATAGCCAAGAAGTTTGGCCGCAAATTTAACGTGCTATTTGTCACCAAAAAGAAGGCCATATCAAGCATTAGTTCGGACGTTGCTGCTTACGGCAGCGAGTGGGTAGAGGCTCGGTTCATAAACTATGAGTCTCTTCATACGATAAACGCAAAATGCGACATCTTAATCCTTGATGAGGCACATTCTCTTGGTGCGTTCCCAAAACCCAGTCAGAGGGCTAAAACAGTGGCTAGCATTGTCGCGAAAAATAAATGCTACGTCATCCTAATGTCAGGGACGCCAACGCCAGAGTCTTACTCTCAAATGTATCATCAGGTGTACGGGATACCTTCGTCTCCATTCATAAAATTCAAGACGTTCTATCAGTTTGCTAATAGTTATGTAGAAGTGCGAACGAAGAAGATAAACGGATTTGATATACGAGATTATTCGAGGGGCAGCCAGGAGATAGTCAGAATTATGAGTCCTTATACGATTAGCTTCAGTCAGTCGGAGGCGGGATTCAATTCTAAAATAACCGAGCATATAAAATACGTACCGCCCAAAAGCATGGTGATAGACATCATCAGAGAGCTGAAGAACAACAAGGTTGTTTATATTGGAGATGAAGTCATTTTAGCAGATACCGGAGTTAAGATGATGAGTAAGATTCATCAGTTGTGCGGAGGCACGGTCATTTCCGAATCAGGCAAGGCGATTTTAATTTCGGACCATAAGGTTCAATTTATCTTCGATGAATTTCAGGGCAAGAAAATGGGTATATTCTACAAGTTCAAGGCTGAATACGAGATGATAAAATCGGTGATGGGCGATATGGTTACTGACAATTTGGATGAGTTTAATCAGACCAATAAACATATCGCGTTGCAGATAGTATCTGGGCGCGAGGGCATATCGCTCAAAAATGCAGACGTGTTGGTATACTACAACATAGATTTCAGCGCTACATCATATTGGCAGTCAAGAGACCGCATGACTACATCTACAAGCCTAGAGAGTGACGTATACTGGATATTTACTGAAGGGGGCATAGAGTCAAATGTATATGGCGTAGTGAGCAACAAGAAAGATTTTACGATACGACACTTTAATAGAGTAACTTTGTTCTCAAATGACTGAGCAGCAGATACAGAGCAAGCATATAAAATACCTTGAGAGTCAAGGGTACTATGTGATAAAGCTCATCAAGACCAATAAGAACGGCATACCGGACTTGGTCGCGATTCCTAAAAACTCTGACGTTTTATTCGTGGAAGTAAAACGTCCGGATGGTAGGCTCAGCGAGTTACAAAAACACCGCATTAAAGAACTATCAGAACATGGCATCGAAGCTCGCGTTTATCGCAACGAATAGCAGCAGGGTACAATACATCAACAAGGTAATGGCCGAGTTGAATGACCTACTACCAGAACTATATGAGTCTTGGATAGATGAGGATTATGACGCCACCATTGAGCGTGCGCTTGAGATAAATAAAATAACTAAAACCATTATAAATCAAATTAAAGATGAATGACTTGCAATACCAAGCATGGGTCGGCTCATTGTCCAAGGCCCGACTAGAGCAGGAAAAATCTAATGCGACATGGGTCTCTCAAAACTCTAAAGACCAAGAGGCTATAGATTCAGCGAATAATAAACTTGAAATAATAAAAAAGGTAACAGATGAAGTATCAGGGAAACTGCGATAAGCACGGCATGGTGTCTCACAAGACAAGTAAGGACATGGTAGCGATAAGAGGATGTTACTGCCCATTTTGTCAAGGACCCCTTACCAATGTCATAAAAGATGCCCCTTCTAAAAACGCTATATTTGCAAAAAATAAAAGATGAAAAACGAACAAATTCTAGGTATTATAAGACACGCCCTCTCTGCTATCGGTGGCTTCGCTATGTATAAAGGATACTTGACCGAAGAAGAAACGGCTTCATTAACCGGTATCATCCTTACTTTCATCTCTGTATTATGGAGTATCTGGGAAAAGCGATAGACTTAAATGATACAACTAATCGAGCAGATACGCCCGAACATACACCTAATTACTGTAAAGGGTAGAACCTGCGATTTTCTACTGATTTCAGACTTGCATTGGGATAACCCAAAGTGCGGCCGGGAACTTCTTAAAAAGGACTTGGATGAGGCTGTTCAGCGTGGCGCTATCATAATAGTAAACGGTGACTTCTTCTGCCTAATGCAAGGGAAGGGCGACCCAAGGCGAAGCAAGGATGAGATTCGACCCGAGCATAACAAGGGCAACTACCTGCAAGCGGTGGTCGAGGATGCGGTGGATTGGTTTGCGCCTTACGCGAATAACCTTGCTTTAATCGGCTATGGAAACCACGAAACAGGAGTATTAAGGCACATGGAGTTTGACGCGCTCAAATATTTCCAATCCATATATAACTACAAGCATAAAGGAAATGTGCAGATTGGCGGATATGGAGGCACTATCCATATTAACTTGGACGTAAGTACCCCAAACGATGACGTAACGCGCAACACGGCATTCATCATTCACTACTATCATGGTTCAGGAGGAGGTGGCCCAGTGACCAAGGGGGTTATTCAAGACCAACGTATGATGGCCAACACAGAGGGCTATGATTTAATGTGGCAAGGTCACGTTCATGAGCTGTATCACCACATCAATATGGTGCATTACTACAACAAAATGCATAAAGTCATTAGACACCGAAGGGTGCATCAACTACGGACGAGTACATACAAGGAGGAATTTGGCGCAGGTGAAAGCGGGTTTCATGTTGAGCGAGGCAGGGGCGTTAAGCCACTCGGTGGGTATTGGATGACCCTAAAGGTCAAAAGGATGATTCAGGAAGACAAGGGCAGCAAAAGCGATACGCGATTAGTAGAGGCTAAATTTCATACGACCTAATTGTATATTTGTGCGATATGCGAGACATACGATTTATCGTCGTACACTGCACGGCAACACCACAATCAACAACGGTCGATAGCATTCAACGGCATTGGCGAGAGCGATTAGGGTGGAAGTCACCGGGCTATCATAAAATTATTAAAGCAAATGGAGAAGTTATCACTTTGGCGCAGGATGAGCAGATTTGTAATGGGGTCTCTGGGTTTAACTCTGTTAGTCTTCATGTCTCCTATATTGGTGGTGTTGATTCGCGTGTTAAGCCGGTTGACAACCGCACTCAAGGGCAAAAAGACGCACTCAGTCAAGTCCTGCACGCTTGGAGAAAGAAATACCCAGACGCCATAATACAAGGGCACCGGGACTTCCCCGGGGTCAATAAAGCCTGCCCGTCGTTTGACGCAAAAAAAGAATATGAAAGAATCTAATTTAATAATCAGACTAGTGTCTGAAAAAACAGGAGTGCCAGAAAGTCAAATTTTTTCAGGGCACAGGTCTAGAGAAACGGTAAACGCGAGAAGGATGTGCGCCGCTTTGATGCGACGATACACTTTACTTCCGCTAAAAGACATAACCCGAATTCTAGGGCTCACCAACCACACCACCATTATATACTACACGTCCACTCATGACGACTTCATGGGCATCGACAAGGAGTATAGCAGGGTTTATTTGAGTATAGAGGCCTTGTATAAAAATCTAAACAAGACCGAGCACGACATTATTGGTTATACCATATCTTACGATGGCACATTCCACGGGTTCTTTGTTCATTATGAGTCAGCGCATTCTAATAGTAAAGGAGGAGTGGTGACGCCTATTTTAAGCCTTAATAAAAATTGATACATGAAAGCGACTCTAGAATTTAATATGGATGATAGGGAGGGCAACTTTAGAGAGCACCTCTACACCAAAATAACCATAGAAACATCCTACGAAGAAGGGGATGTTCATAAGACAATCGTGACCAGGAGCAAGTATGACTTAGATAAACAAGAGTTCGCTGATATGCTCAAGGACTGCCTCAGAGGGCACGGATGGTCTGACGGTCAGATTAATGAGATGTTTAATTGTGATTGTGAACCCCGAAAAATATGAAGGCGATTCTAGAATTTAATATGGATGATGGAGAGGATACGGTCAACTTCGACAATGCCGTTAACGGATGGAGGTGGAAACAAGTAGTCTGGGAGATTGACCAATGGCTCAGGAGCGAAGTGAAGTATAACGACAATCTATCTGAAGAGCAGTACAAGATATATGACAGCACCAGGGATAAGATTAGGGATATCCTTGGGGAATCAGGACTTACACTTTAATAAACTTAAATTATGACACAAACAAAAACGCTCTTAGAGCAAATCACCCCAGAGGCACACCACAAACTTGCTGTGCTAAATCATGAACTAAGAACAGACGTGGCGTCTATTCTTCGAGAGAAAACCTCCTATGGAGACCTCACAATCAGTGAAGCGATAAAGATAGCCTACGCACTAGGGATGAGCACTGATATGAGGCAGATGAGGGTTCAATTGATTGAAGAAAATGTATATTTGTAACCTAAACCAAAATTAAATGACACGAGAAGAAATTTCATTTTTAAAATCCCACTCCGTTGAGATTAACTTTTTTGACCGCGGATGCGTGGTTAGAGTTGGATGCAAGTCGTTTGCCTTTGAAAGTACTGAAGAGGCAATTACCGACCTGCAAGAGTACGTCAAAAAACCTCTTGAAATTGGCAAAATTTATGCTCCTGACTATTTTAATGCAGAGAAGTTAAGCGAAGCATCAGGAATAGTAGAAGCAAGAGGCTAATCAAGAACACAGTCAGGTGGCGGAATGGTAGACGCTACATTATCTAGGTTAGAGATGCCCGACAGTAATGTCCGTAGAAATGTGCAAGGGAAGCGTAGGAGATAGTTAAGTTGACTCCTCATCTCATACAGGTTCGAATCCTGTTCCTGGCTAATTGGATAGATTAAAGCAAGCCTGTCATTAATTTGACAGGTTTGCTATCTGTCCTGATTGGTATGGTTTTTGATGTATTATATTAAAAATAAATTCATGAAACATCAAGGAGACTCTGCTGAATTGAGATTTATGTTATTAAACCATGAATTAGGTTATATTGTATCAAAACCTTTTGGAGATAATGCCAAATATGATTTGATTGTAGATACTGGAAATACTCTTGAAAAAATACAAGTTAAATCTACATCAAGAAAAGATACTTCATCTGGTATGGATTGTTATAATTGTTTAGTTTGTTCAGGAGCTGATGCCAAACAACAATATTCTGATAAAGACATTGATTATGTAGCAATATATGTTATTCCAGAAAATGCTTGGTACAAAATCCCAGTAAAAGAAATTAAGGGCAAGACTGTAAAATTATATCCTCATAGGAAATCACAAAAAAATACTTATGAAAAATATAGAATTTAATCCTGTCCTGACGGCAAAACAAGTGAATGAAAATAGTAATTTATAGCGGAAGCGAAAGGTCCTCATCAGAAAGCGACTACAATGTAGTCCCCCCGGAATCATTGTGCAGGATGTTTCTTGACGTTGCTACCGGGGCAGGGTATAGTCCAATTCAAATAATAAAATATATGTCACAATTTAAAAAACTTGAAGAGAAGGTGGAAGTATGGGCTGAAGAGAAGGGCATCCTCAGTAAGGCCACGCCAATCAAACAGGCGATGAAAACTCAAGAGGAGGTTACTGAACTATGTAACGCTATCCTTGATGGGAACAAAGAGGAGATTATGGATGCCATAGGAGATATCCTGGTCACTATAATCATACAGGCTAAAATGCAAGGAGTATCTGTTGAGGAGTGCCTACAAGGGGCTTACAACGTGATACAAAATAGAAGCGGGCAGATGATTAACGGACAATTTGTAAAAGACAACCAATGACCCTACCTGAATTACAACACCTGCTGAATTTGATGGATGCGGATAACAAGAAAATCCGTGATGCTTATAGGGGCTTGGCAGACAAGCAAGAGCAGAAGGTACACATCGAACAGCCGCTATTTGGAGATGAGTGAGCGCGTTGAGATTGTGAACGGCGACAGCCTGTTGGTCTTGCAACTGCTGGATGATAACAGCGTGGACGCGATTGTTACCGACCCCCCTTACGGCTTGGCGTTTATGGGCAAGAAGTGGGATTACGACGTACCGAGCGTTGAAGTGTGGGCGGAGTGCCTTCGGGTGTTGAAGCCTGGCGGGCATCTGCTGGCGTTTGCTGGCACGAGGACACAGCACCGAATGGCGGTGCGGATTGAGGATGCAGGCTTTGAGATTCGGGATATGATTGCATGGGTGTATGGGTCGGGGTTTCCGAAGTCGCACGATGTGAGTAAGGCGATTGATAAGGCGGTAGGGGCGGAGCGAGAAGTTGTTGGATACAGAGAACACACTTCAAAAGACATACGCGGAAACGCATCAAATGGTCGCGGAATTTCAGGAATAAAAAATGAAGGAAAGGAAAGATTAAGCCTGCCATACACCGCCCCCGCCACCGATGCCGCAAAGCAATGGCAAGGCTGGGGCACCGCCCTCAAGCCCGCGCTGGAGCCTATCACCGTAGCCCGGAAGCCGCTGACTGGCACGGTAGCCGAAAACGTGATGGAGTGGGGGACGGGAGGGCTGAACATTGATGGGTGTCGGGTGGGCACATCCGGCGCTCGGTTCAATGGCCGCAATGTCGATAGCGATATTTACGGCAAGTACGGCACCAGCAAGCCCAAGGAAGTCTACGATTATGGCCGCTGGCCCGCGAACCTCATCCACGACGGGAGCGAGGAGGTGGTGGGGTTGTTTCCTGATACCAAGAGTGGTAAAATGGGGCCTTGGAATAACAGAACAACAAACGGCTCTCCAAATGGCATTTACGGCAAGTTTGATGAAGAGCATCCGCTATCCGAAACCTATGGCGATTCAGGCTCCGCCGCGCGGTTCTTCTACTGCGCCAAGGCAAGCAAACGCGACAGGGATGAGGGCAACAACCACCCAACGGTCAAACCCACCGACCTGATGCGCTACCTGTGCAGGCTTGTAACGCCACCCGATGGCACGGTGCTCGACCCGTTTATGGGGTCAGGGTCAACAGGAAAGGCGGCGGTGCTGGAAGGCTTCCGCTTCATCGGCATTGAACGCGAAGAAGAATACTGCGAGATAGCAAAGGCACGAATTAAACACGCACAGCAATGACCCTAACTGAACTACAAAACCTGCTGAACCTTATAGATACGGATTACAAGCGTAAAATGGATGCCTACAAACTTGGCATCGACTTATCCGAGTTCGATGAGCCAAAACAGGAAGTCATCAGCATTTTGTTGAAGCACGTCTTAAATGAAGACCAGTACGAAACTTTATGTTGGTGGATGTACGAGAAGGATTTCGGCAGGCGTGAGGATTTACAAATGTGGGACAAGGATGGCAATGAAGTATGCCGCACGGTGGAGGAACTGCACCAATTTTTGTTTGCCTAAATAATTGAAAATGGATAAAAAAATAGAGTATATCGCCAAGGCATGCCATGAGGCTAATAGAGTATGGTGCCAAGCAAACGGGGACTTTAGTCAAAGTCATTGGGATGATGCCGAACAATGGCAGCGAGACAGCGCCATTTCTGGTGTTGCCTTTAAATTAAACAACCCTGACGCAAAAGAAGATGCACAGCATAACGCATGGATGCAGGAAAAGATTTCAGATGGGTGGGTGTATGGGGAGGTAAAGGATACCGTTAAAAAAACGCACCCTTGTATCGTCCCATTCGAGCAATTACCTGAATTTCAGCAAAAAAAAGACGCTTTATTTTGCGCAATTGTGAACGCGCTAAAAGACAATCATGAGCGATAAGATAGTCGAGTCAGTTATTGACCAATTTAGGACAAGAGCGGAACAGGGCAAGCGCAAGTACGGCACAACGATGGAGCGCGATGACCTGACCTTCATCGAGTGGATTCAGCACTTGCAGGAGGAACTGATGGATGCGGTCGTATACATAGAGAAAATAAAAAATGAAGCACGGTAGCGTTTGCTCTACCTAGCATCACCTTGGTGTGTCCGACACACCAGTTACTAAAGTTTATCAGGTTTTAATGAATCTCCCCCTAGACGGTCGGTCTTTAACTTAGCGGAAGAAGACTCCTTTTGTTTATTGGCTCCTTTTACGACATAGTCGCTATACCCCAAAAGCCTAAGTACCGACTCACCAAAATTATCCTTGTCTTTAGTAAACTCTATATAGTTCATGATATATCGGTAAAATATCCCTGCTGGCAATCCGGTAAACTCAGCCATTTGAGATGCCAACTTCGCTGCATTCTTCCATCTCGTCTCTTCTTTTTTTGCATTATACATAGATGAGAATGTATCTAAAACATCTCCTATTTGCATAAGCACTGGAAGTGAATCAATCTTACCTGCCCATGGCTTGCCAGTAATTACATCTTTGACGCCAACGAACAAATCCCCAATAATAAATATAGCATTTATATTACCAAGGATAGCAGCCCATATCATATCTTCTGTATCATCATCGTCCCATTCAGATGCCCATCTAGGGAAGCCACTGACTATCCATTGGAACATAAGTGGAGCCACAAAATGGTATGTGATAAACGCTCTTAAATTTTGCCTGAATGTACCCTTGGCGCCAGGCGTGTTAGCCAAAATTCGGTACATATTCCTTAAAGCGTTTACCTCTTGACGGAAGTACTGCTTTGGCTGAGACGCGAAAATAGAAAACGCCCGTGCAAATGCGCTACCCGTTTGATAAAGGTCCTTGTCTTCTTCAAAGTTACTCTGCGCTACTTTTTGAGTTTGCTTCTCGATTCTTTGAATAGCGAATGCTATCGCCTGCTCTTCAGTGCGCCCCTGCTTCATGAATGATTCTTTATAATACAGGTAGTTTGGCATCGCCCCCATGATGCCCATTTTGTCTCCTGCTCTCATAAAAAGCATACCAATAGAAAGGATTTTATCCCATGTCCCGTCAGGAAGAACCCCCAATTTCTTTGAGCGCCCCGCAGATACTCCAGATAAAACCTCTCTTATATCTATATCGCTGAACCTGTCGGTTAGATACTGAGAGTTAGACTTCATTTCCTTCCATGTGTTAATGCCTCTAATCTTGTCAAAAAACACCTTCCCGGCATATATACCCCAGTTTGTATACCCGATAAATGGGACATATCCAATAAACGTCCCAAGTTGCTGAAGCATAATCTTGGGATTAAAGGCCAGCTTGGCAGTTATGAAGTTTTTCATTCCGCTGCCGAAAAATTCTGATATATTAGAATCTCCTAGCCCTTGGCTATAGATTCTTTTTATCATTTCCCTTAAATTATTTAAGTCTTTTTTAGAGTGCTTTGCCTCTATGGCCTTGGCGATATACTTATCGCTCAGTATTTTATTGATGTCTCTCAGGGACTCTCCGAACGACGCAAAGAAGTTCATGTCTTCAAGGTAGTTGAACAAGACATAATCTCCGTCTACTTGCTTTATGGCATTCTTGTTCTCTTTACGAGATTTTGTACTAGTGCCCCCAAAATACTCTTGACTACCAGGGGAAGTGGGAGAGAATATATCAATAGGAGACTTCATGTCTACGCCATCCCTGTATATCCGACCTGCGTAAAATCTATTCCATGGCATGTCGGTCCTGTATATGCGCCTGTACACCGCGTTGTACTCATCGTAAAGAATCGGATACATTACATCCACCTGCCAGTCTGCCCAATCCAGAATCTTTGGCGTCTCGCTAAGCCGGTCGATAATTTGATACATTGTTGAATGGTAGTCATCCCCGAAAGTCGTCTGGAAACTAGGATGATTAGCGGGGTCTTTGTACATATTGTAGTAATAGTATGCCTCGTTCAAGGACATTATTACTGAACGGCCATTCCTTGCAGTGACTGTTATTGTGGATTTGGCATTATTGGCCATTACCTTTTTGTAGTTCTCGCCAAATATTTTTTTTGCTGCATCCCTAATCATTTCGGTAGTCATTTTCTTCAAGCGAGCTTGTTCTCTTCTAGAGTCAAATATTTTACCAGATATTATAGACTTTGCTATGCCGTTTTCGAAAAACTCTGATGGCAGTAACGCTATCCTGTCCAAGAGTGCGTCTAGGTCTTCCGTGCCTTTAACGGCACTCATAAACAAGTTCCCTATACGTTGAAGCCAATTAACATTTTCTCTTCCTTGCTTGATATCCTCTAATTGGTACATCACCTCTTGCTTCTCTTTTTCTGATGCCGCATAATCGATTTCCATGCCCCCCGTTATGTCCTCGAAGAAAGCAGCCTTCATGTTGTTATACTTCTCGGTAGCTGCTTTTATTTCTGCGATGAAATCGGCTTTGCCCTCGGCAAGCACTTCCTTCATAGCGGCCAATACCTCTTCCAGCGCTTCTAGCTTACCGTCGTTCGTGTCTTCAATCAATAGCGATGAGTTATACATAAGCGCGGTATAGAGTATCGACATTTGATTTTCCATCGCTTCTCTCTGCGAATATGGTGCACTCTCATATTTGGATAGCAATGCGCTCAACTGCTCATTTATGCGCTGAATGCTAGACTCTATCTGCAATCCCGACGATTCACCTTCTTTCATCATGAGCTTCTCGACGCCATCCATGTACTCTTGTGCGGCCATGCTTATAGCGCCTACCTCGCGACCTGACTTTTGCTTGGTTGTATCCTTCTTTAAAAGAGCATTTATCTTCTCTTTGACTATACCGACATTGGTTTTAGTGACGAAGTCAAGGACCTCTTCTTGTATGGCCATTATGTTGGTCGTTTCTGCGGCCTTTACTTTTTGGAGCAACTGCTTAACATCATTTCTAGTGTAGAATGCCTTGGGGAGATTGATGATAATATATGATATCAGCTTGCCCTTTAGTTTATCGTCTATTCTCTTCCCTTGCTCTATGCCCTTTTGCTTTATCTTCTCTCTATTAAACCACGCCCGCTTGTTCTTGGTGAGCCTAACATCGGAGGACTTCACTATATCAACAAGCATAGCCTGCTGTACGTCTTTTGGCGATGCTTTGAACGTCTCGTCTGCTTTTAAGGTAGCCACTAAATGGTCTACGATTCTATCGCCTATTGGCGCTTGTCCTTCCACTCTGTCCTTCCTCCTGTTGATATACGCATCTATGGCACCATTCCTCACTCTGTTATACAGCGCGGTGCCAGCCTCAGCGCCGCCTGTTGCATTGGCAAATGATGCCGGTAGTTTAATCGTCTCGCCTTCTTTTATGCCTGTAATAACATTCGGCAGCCCCAGTTCCATCAGGGCTTCGACGTCGTCTTCTTTATAACCATCTGACAGGAGCATCCTTTCGATTGCATCATCCGGATATCCTAAATCTCTAGCTTCCCGAAAATCCTCTAGCATTGTATTGCCTGTCCCTGGAGACGGCACGCCAATTTTACTGTATTTTATCCGGGTGTCGCGAGTCATAATAACCCTGTCTTTTTCTATTGTTCTAGATATAGCGAACCCTTTTTTTGATAGCATTTCCTGCATTTTAGGATTCACTACATCTACTTCAATTTTAACATTAGGATTCTCTTCTTGTATATAATATGGCACATCTACTACTTTGTCTAGTAATTTAGAGCCCAGTCCTTTGCCTTCATATTGTTCGCTCACAACAACGTCAAATGTGTATACATCTCCGTCATAAGACGTGAAGGCACCACCAATAACATTTCCTTTACTATCTCTAGCTACATAAGATAACTCCCTGTCACTTGTAATGCCAAGGTTTCTTTCTTTCGCAATTTTCCTGACCTCATCATAAGCCTCATAATCTGGCTCGTTATATTCGTCAGTCGCTCCCGAGATACTAAAGACGCCTGTTGCTTGAAGCCCCCGGGTGTCTGTTTCTTGCGGAGACAACAACTCCCCTCTGGTGCTAACCCAACTTTTAAACTGTTCTACATTACCATTAGGATTTTGTTCTAAATATTGAGAATAGGCTTGTAATGCTTGTTGTTTTTGTTGGGTAGTTGTTTCTATAAAATCTTTTCTTTTTATATTATAAAATAACGCATATTCCATTGTATCGGATGGAGAGTAACCTAATTGGCTCATTAACCTTTTGTATAAAACAAGTCTTTGTTTACCTTTATGGGATTCTTCTACATTAAATCTAACCGTATCATTTCCAAAATTTTGACTTAATAATGCTTGGATAATTTGTTTTGCTTTTTCTGCTTTATTAAAAAATCCAGACCCTACTAATTCTTCAGAACCATTAACTGTAAAATCTATATCATAATAATGTTGATAAGTGCCATCTTCATTTTCATAATTATAAGTAGAAATTGTAAACCTATAAATATTGTTATCTATTATTTCTTCATAAAACTTACGACCAGTTAAGCCTTCTTCTATATTACTATAATCACCAATTACCTTAAATGGCAATATCTCTATTATATTTCTTGTAATTTCATTTTCAGATGTTTTAATTTTAAAGCCTAGAGCTTCATATACTTGACTTGCAAGATTACTATCACTTTCAAATAGTTTTTCTACATCTTTCAGCGCAGAAGACAGCTTCTGAAACTTCTCTCTAATGTCTTGCGAAAAGCGATTCACCATTTTTGAAGTAGCCATCACCATTGCCCTCGGGTACTTTTTCAGGATAGACCTAAGAGCAGATATGTCGCTAGCAATCTTAGCTTCAGAAATAATAGTATCATACTGCTGCATAGTATTCTCAAAGCTATCACTAAAGACGCCGTCATCCGCAGGCCTGTAATCTTCAGTTGTATCCGCTCTCTGCACTGGCGCAGTATCTAGCCTTATTGGCAGCTCGAGTTCACTAATAGATAGACTGAAGTCATCTCTGTTAAAGTAATTGCGATTCTGTAACACGAATCGCGCTCTTAAAGACTCAATGCCACTTTCGGTAACGCTTAATGGCTTTAATAAGAAACGACGTGAACCTAATACAGTTTCTGAATCTGATAGTCTACCACCTGGGCGACTAAATATATTAGTCGAAGGAGGGACCTGCATAGAGTCTAAAATCTCAAATTTTTGACCCTCAATATCTACGACGTCTCCCACTTGATACGGAATCCGCCTTGCTATTTTAGGAGCAGAAATAGGGCCATACTTTTCGTCTAGCTTGCCATTTATGGTATCGGCAAGTTTTTTTAACTCCAAAGGAGCATCTGGTCGATATTGAATCCTCCAGTTATTTCCGTTCATTCGAACCGCCTGCTCATTAACACTATAATACACTTTTGATTTAGGCAAAATGCAATCAGCTATGTTTGGCTGAATTGAATCTAAATAATCATCACCAGGATACTTGGTCAAAGACGTTCCAGACACCGCTTTAGCGAAGCTCTCGTCTACCGCATCCAGCGAAGGGTTTATCCTGTATGACTCCGCTACGGTGCCCGACATAACATCTACGTCTGAGGCCCATAGAATATCGTCTGGGGCAGGATACATAATTATCTGAAGGGACTGACCAATATTCATTAAATTATCAGCGTCATCCGGCTCGTATGCAGCGCGAAGCCCAGTTGATAACACGATTTCACCGCCGGCATTATCTACATCGTCTAATAAATCCATTAGATTTTGAAGTAATGCAATAGTGTCAAAATTAGAGTATAAACCTATTTCAGATGTGAATACATGTCCTCTTGAGTAGGCTTCTTCAGGATTGTAGACGATGCCATTTGCCTCTTTCCAATTTAATATTATAGACTTGTTTCTAGCAAAATCCCTGTTATGTTTTATGTATTCCGCTATCCTTTTAGACCCGTCCACCATTTTGTATACATCGCTAGCGGAAGCCTCTACGTCGCCTATATAGTATTTACCATCCCTTGACTCTATTGTGGTAATCGTCATTCCATTGAAGTGGTTTATGACTTCCACCTTCCCGTCTGTCAATAGCTCATCGACAATTTTCTCAAGTTCTTTCTTTGCCTTTATATACTCTGGATTATTCGGGTAGTTGTTATCGCTACTTATTATAGTCGCCATTTTTGTTTCAAGCGCTGTAATCTCATCGACTTTTGACGTTCTCTCTACCTTTATGCCACCGGCTAGTAGCGCCATCTCCGCTTGAACGTCAGCATAGTTCTCCGTAACGAGTCCTGTTGGTGTCTTAAACTCTTGGACGAATCCGGGAAGTATTATGTTTTGATTTGAGTACCCGAGTAACTTCCCGATATCCTCAATAGTGGCATCTACGGGGAAGTCTTCGATTGTAATACCCTGCTTGCGCAGTGTATCTCTGACCCATGCGGCCATTTCTTTAAGCCACTTCTTAATCTGCGACAGCAGCTTTAAGTTGGCCTTTTCCGAAAACGCCTCATCAGTACGCATCCCTAGCAACTGAACGATAGCCTCTTCCATTACATCGTCTTCGTTGTTGAAGTTATACTTCTCCCTGACGTTTGCGAGCACCTCTTGCCCTAGCGGGCTATTAAGAACTTCGTTCTTTAAGTTCTCGTACAATTGGGCATACTCGGGATTTGACTTCATGGCCAGTATGATAGGGTGGCCTAGTATCTCGTGGAAGACAGTTTCTGACGTTGCGTATGCTAGGTTTATCACTGCTTGATGCATGCGTGGGTCGTAATACCCCCTGTATTCCTCGTTCGGGTCATTGATAAACTTTACGGTAGCCCCTATCCTGCCGGCAACCCGAGTGGCCAAGTCTTTGAACGCGCTTATCTCTTGCGCTGACTTCCACTTCCTGACCGCCTCCTGCCGCTCAGCTTGCTGGAACTTAGTGGCCTCTTCTATGGTAACGGCGTCTTCGCTGAATACGACATATTCAATTGTCTCCCCAGCGTCTTCTGTGTTAAAATTACCATCTATACCCGCTCTAGAAAGGAGGGCGGAAAGATTCCTTTCATTAGCGAAAACTTTATTGCCAACCCCCCAATAAAATTCTCGCCCCGATTTATCTCTATCAAAACTTTTAATGGCATCTAAATATGGGCTATTTTCTAATATCGCCTGATTTAGTATTGCATCATACTGAGCATCGGTCAATGGCTTACTGAAATCTATCCAATTTCCCGTTTCTGCTATAATAACTTTATATAAGTACGCATCATCTTTTAATTGTTGTGGCATATTTTTCAATGCCATTCTAGCTATGCTTCTATATTCATCCGCCTTAAAGAAATATTCATCTAAATAAAGCTCATAATTAAAGGGCATATCATAATCCCCGTTTCTTATTTGTTCTTCAGAATATCCGATTTCTTTTAGAATAATATTTCTTTCCGATAGAGCTTCATCCCTTAGTTCTCTGCTTTTTTTAAGCATTTCCTTAGCAAATGAAACTCTCTTTCCGCCTACTTTTTCAAGCGTTTCTTTTACCGTTTTAAAAAGGTCCGGATAATCTTCTTTATAAATCTTCCGCTCGTTATTTCCAATGTATTCCTTTGCAAATTTATTGGCGTATCTTTTTGCTGTTTCTTTTTGTAATGTAAAATACATTCCAACACCACCGCGACTTGCCCCAACTCCCTTGCCTACATAATCAAGGCTGAACTTATCAAATAAAGACGGAGATGCATGATACCCGATTAACGAGTACTTCATCCGCGTGTCCATGGGTTGCTGCTGGTACGGCTCTTCAGAAGGGGCTATGTTTTCAGTCCAGGCCCATTCGGGTAATAAGCCTATTTTGTTTTCAGCAAACACCGTATCAAGAACATCTGCTTTTTGATTCTGCTCTGCATACGGACCGAAGTTAAGCCATGAGTTCTGCCCTCTCGTTTCCGTGGTCATCGCCTTAACAGCATCCCCAGTATAGAGACGGACGTGAGCCTGCCATGCGTTCTCTTCCCCTCGAGCTCTAAATCCAGCGCCTTCCATGCTATGTCCAAACGCATCGTGAACAGCCCTAAATAAGTCGTTTGCAGTAACCGGCCTGTCCACACCATTTTGGTCTTTCCAAACCAGTCCAGTTTCCCTAAGCATGGGATTATTCTCTAACTCGGCGTCAGTTATTCCCTCCGTACCGTATCCAGCATACGTGCCGTAAACAGCCATTCTCTTGTTGTCCCTTAAGTCGCGCACCGCCCTCCATGGCTTCCCGTCATACGGGTCCGTGTCCCCGTCATAAAACGTGAACTCATAGCCCGCATCTACTAGCGCTTGATACTGAGCCTTTGTCTGTTTAATTAACTCATCATACGCAGCCCTGACCTTTGGATTGGAAGGGTCGTGCTTCATATTTTCGAACGCCGCCGCCAACCTCTTTGCAAAATCCGGGTCGACTTCAACGTATACCGCCTGCCTTCTAAGGTCTATGCCGTTTTCTTGGGCGTACTTTTCCGCGACCGCGACGATGCCGGGGTCTGGACCTGTCGCCCCTTGAACAACTGGTGCACCTTCAAGCGGCGCAATTGTTCCGCCCGCTCTCCGTCCTCCTCTGTCTCTGGCCTGTTCGCCCACTGGTGCAACTCTTTTCTTGTCATATTTTTTTGGTTTTAGTTTACCCTCTACTTTCCTCACCGGCTTCTCGGTAAGTATCCGCATACCCGAGCGATATGCTCTGTCTAAATCAGCCGCGTTATCAACGCGATAGACCTTGCCCGTTCTCTTGTCCTTCGCATAGGCAACGCCACCACGGCTAAGTTTCGTCTTGGCAGCATCAAGTCTTTTGCCCGAGTCAACAGTAGCCATGCTAAACATATCCCCGGCTCTTTTCAGCACCCCTTCCTTGTTGGCCTTGTATATCTCAGCCTTCTTCTCGGTCAGTTTACGCCCCTCGGTTATATCATCGGCAATATCGTCAAGCACGGCCTCGCTGACGTTCCCGGCCTGAAACGCGGCGTAATCAGACGCACTTACATCTTTCTTGGGCTTGCGCAACTCCGTCTTGTCAACAGTGGCCTCATACATACCAGTCTCCTCGTTCAGCTGAGCATCCTTTCGGAATCGCACCGGAATCTGCTCCTTGGTATCAGCCACGAAGGTGACCTGTTCCCCCATGTCGTCATACTCGAAGTCTATACGCTCTTCAGCCTTACCCCTTAAAAGCTGAGACATCTTCTCATCTCCCTCAATCTCTATTTCTAGGCTGTCCAAGGCATAGTCTGGTGTGTTCACTATCAACCTCTGCAACTGCCTGCCGGTAACATATTGGCCTCGATACTTGTACGTTGGTCCAGTCCCTACAACGCTGCTTATATCAACGCCTTTGCTCGGAACCTTCTTACTCAAAGATATCTCGCTAATCTCATCCTTAATAGCCTGTTGCAATGGCTTGTTTAGGTCGGGTACTCTCTCTAGCTTTCTCTTGGCTGCGAACAAATCCGCAAGCCTATTCTCGGCCTTTGAATTAGTGCCCTTCTCCATAATCTTTTGCCGCTGAGCATCCGTATCCTCCATCGCTCCTATTGCCGCACGAGCCTGTCTTATATCGCTGATATTATCTATAATCTTGCGCTCTGTATCCTCGCTAATCTTGCCCGACTGCTTCATGTTCTTGGCCCACCTAGCCACGTCCTCAACATTGTCCTTGGTGTTGTTTATGAACGAGCGGCTTGCCGCCATGTTATCAGCAAGGTCTGTGTAGTAGTCCGTGCGAACCTGCTCATATACTTCTTTAGCAAACCCGAATGGATTGGCGCCGACCATACCTACCGCTCCAAGTCCCTCTGCAATTATTTCTATGGCGTTCAAGTCCTCTCCAGATACCACTTGCGCCAATGCCTCGCCAGTCATCTCTTGAGCTATCTCAACGCCGGACCCCATGGCAATAGTTTGGGCTAGTCTTTTGGGTGTGCTTGCTATTGACGAAACTCTAAATCTCGACATGACGCCATATCCGATAAGTTCTGTCAGCCCTATGGTAGAGCCTCTTGTCAGTCCATGACGAAAGGCCTTGTCCATTATCTCTGGGTCATCAAGCCACTTGCCATTGAGCACATCTTCGGCTGTATACTTCTCCTGAAGAGCGCCGTACATACCAAGCGCAGTCTCCATGGCTAGATTGGTGGCTACGTTACCCACAGTAGCGTTTATTGTGCCGGCAGTTCTTAAACCTGCTGCCGCCCCTGCTCTGGCGCCAGCAAGACTCTTTGATTTCAATCCTCCGGCTAGACCACCTATCAATGCACCAGAAGCCGTTAAAATCCCTCCCTCTGCTCCTGTTAGGTATATCATTTGAGCGAAAGACTGACTAGCCAATGTAGTTGCGGCAGATATGAAATTAAGCGGGTTGCTAATTAGAGAGAGAAGTTCCCATTGATTGCCGCTCTGCATAGCCTTATACATATCATACTGAATTGCCGTAATAGGAAGTTCCGGCTTATTCATAAGCTCCGCAACTCTCCGGTTATACGACTCCCTGTCCTCTGGGGTTATGCCTTCATTCAGTTTATCTATTTTCGCTGCTAAAATAATTTTACTTGCCCTGGCCTCGTTCCATGCATTCTTAAATACATTGAACGCCCCCTGAATTGCACCGACGTACTCCTGCTTAAATTCCTTGTCATGCTTTGAATTTAAGTAGGTGTTGGAGTCGTCGTATAACTTCTTAATCTCATTAGCCTGAACTGCCAATGCATTCGCTCTATTGATATATTTATTTACCTCATCTAATTCTGCCTGACTATTGAAAACCATGTTCTTCAGCGTTTCTTCACTGAATTCCATGTCATATCTGTTCCGGAAATCATCCTTTAGCAAATTCATGCCAGCAGTCAGGTCCTTGGACTTCTTTGCGATTAGCGCCTTCTTTTCATCAATTATCTTTTGTTTTTCTGCGTCAGCCTTATTCAGCACATTATCCTTCAAATCTTGATATGCTGCGTATGACCGTTCTTGCTCCTTTGTTAATCCACCTAATATCCTGCTGACATCACGACCATCGCCAACAACAGCTTGGTATCCAGCCTTCTTCAATAGTCTAGCTTGTTCTGCCGCGGTCAAATTCCTTTCTTCTATACTTTCAAGAAACGCCTTCTTTCTGTTTCTCTCTTCAAATTCATCTACAAATCTTTGAACGTCTTGTCCCTGCGTGCCATTAACTTTGGCATACTTATCTAGTATCTTATCGTCCTCGTATTTTGACGCGCCTATCATAGGAGACGTGGCGTTATTTTTTATGAAGTCCTTTAATTTCTTCGCTTCATCGCGCTCTGCTTGCGTGGCTTCTTTACCTCCCATTGGAGCAAGTCCAAAATACCCCTTCCTGTCAAAAATATTGGTGAATACCTGCTGAAGGTCAACGTCAATAGACTTGCCTGTTCTGGTTGCCGTGGCCCTGACATTTCCGCCTATGTTGACAAATCGAATACCATACTTCCCCATGTCTTTGTTCAGGGCTTCTATGGCTTTGTCCGACTTATCGTCATAGCTAACGCCTTGAGATTTCGACAGGGCATCCTCAATAGACAGGTCTAACTCCGCCTCTTCGTCTGCGGATAAAATATACTCTTTGTCCTCTTCGTCTTTGGCAATCTCCCCCGCCATGAATTCTAATTCAGCCTGTTCCTGACGCTGCTCCTCCATCAACGCCTCATCTTCAGTGGGCGCATACTCTACGCCCGGGAGGGTGAGTTGCTCCCGCCCTAGTCTATCCTTCGTTATCGAGGCTCCTGTAGGCAGCACTGGCTTGACGACCGTCGGCACCTCCTCTCTAGTTGCCCCCGGTAGAATAGGGACGCTGACCTTGTCTGTAGGACGAGGTAGCTTTTTAATCTCTTCGAATAAGTCTACAACAGGAGGTTGCCCAGGGCGCAGTTGTTTAGCCATTTATTGTGCGTTTTGTTGATTCCACTTTGTAATCATTTGATTTAAACCTTTTATTGTATCAGCTGCCCCCCAGACCGTTTGCCCGCTGTCATTTTTATAACGGATTTTTACCTTCCCGTCCTCATACTTAAAGTCTTCACTATAACTAGGATTCTCTCTCTTCATGTCAATCACTTTATTTTGAAGTTGCTGTGGAGTAGGCTCAATCGTATTCCCGCCGCCATCCTTCTCAGCCTCCACATTTATTTGCACAGCTGGCTTTTTGCCAACGCCCGCACCGCCACTAAAAGCCCCCATTTTAGTTGCGCCGCCAAACCCTTGCTTTACATACTGCTGGTCAAGGCCACTAATAGAAGTTAGGACGTCCGGAAGTTCATTAGGAGTGACATTTTGAGTTGTCTTGCTGCCATCTTTATCCGTTATAGTCAATATCGTGCCGTTGTATTCGACTTTTGCAACGTTTAATTCTTTGGCAATAAGCGCTGCATTAGCTTTATTGGTCGGGTCTTTTAACGCCTGACCAAAATAGAACGAATCCTTTTCTCTTTGAGTTGATTCCTTGCCGGAACCACCTCCTGTGGAAGCCTTCTCTATGTTTGTGCCCATAGCCGAAAGCGCTGCTTCTCGTAGAATTTCACGCGCCTTTTCTTTGTCTGTCTCTGTAATTTCTACCTTGAAGTTATTTACCTTCCAGTCTTTTTTCACGCCTGCGTCTTCAAGAACGTCGGCCACGTCATTAGAGTTTAGCAGAATAGCGTCAATTTGTCTGTTAATAGTATTCATCGCCTCATCATTCACTCTAGACGATGATGCAAGCCCTTTCTGAACAGCGGCCATTTGCTTGCCGAGTTTCATCATTTCATCTAATGAGTTCTTCTTATTATACTGGAACGAGCCTAGCTTCATCATTTCCCTCATGCTTGTAGAAGTCTTGCCATCTTCACTCTTGAATATTAGCGTCCCCGTTTCATCAACTTCCGGCTTCAGACCTCCTAATCCGCCTTCTAATTTTTTCAGCGCCTCTTCGGTAACAACACGCTCCACAACACCAGATTTATTGTCATTTACCCTTTGCTCTTTTGCTAAATAGGCTTTGTCAAAAGACTTCACGAATGTATAAAACTCATTCATATCACTCTGAATATTGGAGCGACGCAGTGTATATTCTTTAGGGGTAATTTTATTGCTCTTCAGCTGTTTGTTTAATTCATTCAGCCTAGAAGCGGCGGTGTTTGCCGCGCCCAATACAAATGTTTGAGTGGGCTCATCACGAACCTCCGGAGTTTCGCCTATAGCCTTTGCGGTTTCCCGCGCTTCTTTCTCGAGCTTCTCCTTTAGGTCTTCGCGCCCCTTCTTCCATTCAGACAAAGAGTCTGATATGCCCTTGGTTACACTCGCCCAATCCACCTGCATTTCTTCAGGCTTCCTCTCTACATATCCATAATATGACATAAGTCTTTGCTTGTTTGTTAATAAATTAACCCCATATCAAATGAGGGCCATATATCCCCTCCTACCTCTTCTTGAGGAACAGTAAAACTGCTTTGTGCCGAGGCGGCGTCGCTCCCTTTAGGCTGCCGTCTAGATGCCCTTCGGTCTATTAGTCCTCCTGGCTCGTATCCTCGCCTAAAGGTCTGGAGCCCGGCCCCTCCTTCGGCCACTTTGCCCCCTATTGGTCCCCCGCCCTTTCCCTCGCCTTCATCCAAAGGGATAGTCTCTAGTCCCAATTTAGCCATTTCAGTAATACCTTGAACACCAGCTTGAACGGCAGCAACACGAGCTCTTTCAGCATCGCGAGCGGCCATCTGCGCTCCTTGAGCTTCACCAAGAGACAATCCAGAAAGCATCTCCCTGATTCTATTGTCTTCTTGGCGCTTCGTCAGCTCTAAAGCCTGAATGTCAGCGGCCATCTGCGCACGCTGCTGCTCCTGAGCTTGTAGTTGAGCGGCCATTATCCTACTCGCTGCCGCTCCAACGCCACGGGTCTCGCCCTCAGCTGCCTGCTGAAGTATGTCTGCCCCCTGCTGCTGTAATGCTCTCTGCTGCATCTCATAAGGCTCCTTGGCAATAGCGAGCTCGTTCATATAATTGACGCTCATCTCGCGCCTTGCCTGGTCGACATACTTCTGCGCGGCGGCCTTAGCCTCCCTTGCAGCACGAGCCTGCTTGCTCGCTTGAGCGAAAGATGCGGCTGTCGATGCCGCTGTCAATCCTAATGTTACTGCTGTTACTGCGCCCATAGTGTAAGTGTTTGTGCCTTTCCTTTATCTGAAATAAATCCTATTGTTTCGTATATTTCGATTGCATGCCGATTCTCCGCAATAGCAGTGATGTAACTATATCCGGACCGCTTGGCAATTTCAATCATATAACTTAGCAAAAATAATATACCTTCGCGTCTACCCGGTTTTTTTCTGTAGTTCTTATTAGACACAAGCCATTCAATCCAAGCCACCTTGGAGTTTGTCATATATAGGTAAGCGGCGCACACCGGGACGTCATTGTCGTAAAGGATAAACCCCGTATTGGGCAAATAATCCTGCGGTGGTGGCGTCCACCCCCATGACTCCCACCACTCCGTAAGAATATCCCTGTAATCAGAATCAGTCAGTGGTCTTATGGTCATGGATAGCTTTTCATTACATCAAATTCTACAGAAAACAATTCAGAGGCATTCGTGCCGTCCTCAACAAGAGTAACAACGGCATAGTCGCCTAGAAGGCCATACGACTCGGCGGTGACGTTCTTACTAGCCATCACAAACAGCCCTATGGCAGTGTTAACAGCCGGGAGAGTACTTCCGGTAGCAGTAATTACATTACCTACTATTGAAGATATGACGCCTCCTTGAGTTGGGGTCGTTCCATAAAATATGGTATCTCCAATGGATATTATAGACTGAGGGACATTAGAAGCAAAGGTGAAGGTCCTTGTCGCCCCAGAGCCACCCACAGTAGCAGATGTATTCCCAATGCCAACGAAAGACCTATTCTTGGTTATTACTGAATTTGAGTTAAACCTTATGTTTGAAAACCACATCCCCTCTTTCTTCTCGTAGTAATTAGTAAGAACGGTACCTGTCACCTCGTCAGTGGCCACGGTGGCCTCCCATGTAGTGTCGCTCTGCAAGGACAATGCCTTGAACAATTTGGCCTCCAAAGGACTCTTGTTGGCACAAAATTGAATGATAGCAGAGCTAGTAGCACCATAGAAAGTGCCTCGTTGGTCATTGGAATTATGGAGATGCAGATTACCACCCTTAAAGCTGTAAAACCTGTTGTTCATCCCCTCCATCCATTCAGGGAAAAATGAATAGTACGAAGGCCAACCTTCCGTCTGTTCGTTATATGATAATGTATCGGCCATTTTATCAGAAGAATGCTGTTATAAGTCCATTTGATATTTGTATAACTGGCGTTACCCCAGGGAATCCCGATTGCAACTTATAAAACTTGTTATCCAAAAACTCTGAAGAATAAGGGTCTTTAAACATAAAGTCGTAAGTAGCCGCGGTTGCGGCAGTCCCATTGGTAGCGCCACGATAAACTTGTATAGGGTATGTCGTAGCTACTAATGCTGCTGCTGACGTATCAAATGGCCCTGCCGCATTGAAAGAAGGTAGTAAAACAGGGCAGTCAATAGTAAGAGTTACATTATAATTTGTTGTGCAGGGTTGCAAGACAGCATAATCAATAATGCTGTACTGATTAGTGACCTTTGGTATATACATCCAGTATGTGTACAACGCCCCGGGAACAGATATATCATCAATATACTCGGTTATACTGCCGGTAGTATTAAACCACCCTGCTCCACTTTTCTGATACACAGTCATAGATATTGCCGTAGTATCTGGACTGCAAGGATTCGCCGTACACGTCCATCTTTTTAACTCAGCTCCGGGCGCATCACTAGCTCTAGGCTGTCTTCTCGGCACTGATGGGTCTGGATATGCATCGCCCCCCAACTCAACGATAAAGGCCACTGGAGACGACAATGCGTTAGTCATCGTGACCTTAATAGCCCCAACAGCACTGCCGGTGTCATAATGCCCCTCGTACCATCCCTTTTGATTATCTGTCGGCTCCACATCTGTGCCACAAGGACTGGCACATGCGGCATCGCATCTAAAAATACCCGGGAGCAAAACGCCAGACTGCTGAGTCCTATAATACCCGCACACCGCATACACTCCGTCTGCTGCTTTTCCAGTCAAGGTGCTAGTAGTGTATACGGCTGTTGCCGAATCAAAAGAAGTGCTGTCTATATAGAATGATGCCATTTTAACAAGTTGTTGATGTCAATATAACTCCGCTGCCATTTACCTGAATATAATTCGTGCCACTATTTATCTTGTAGTACCCGGGATATGCAGGGAACGAGCATGCGCTATCAAAGTACACCATGGCCCCCACGGCAAGACCGGACTGCTTGCCATATATGGTCATGACGATAGGAGCAGCGCAAGCCTCCCACCTCGACAGGTAAACGCCTGATGCCTGATACTCGAAGCAAGTGGGGCACACTGTCGTGCATCCGCAGCACGCACCAGAGGGGTCGGTGCCTGCGACATAGCACGCATCTATAAGCGTTGGCCTACGATAGTCCCAAATAAGATACAAATTGCTTCCTGATGAAGTGAGCGTCATCGCCCTCTTGTAGGCAGTAAACGGCTCGTACTCAGTATCCGAAACAAACGACAGAAAAGTGGCAGCCCCGAGTAAGCTGTTTACGCTAGCGGTAGTGTTGCTATACACTGTATTTGTGCGCAATATCCCGAATCTGTCAGTAGCCGTCTGCGGAGTGTAAGAGCTATCTCCGTTCTTTACTGAGTACAAGTTTATAATGCCCGAGTTCTGCGGAAGCCATCCCCCCTGCTGTACGTCACCGAGAAGCTCAAACTGAGATGCCGGAGCAGACGTTGTCGATGAGAATATCACATAAGAGTCTTGGTCGTTGTAGTAATGCTGTATCGACTGGTCGTTGAACTCAGGAGAAGCTACCGTGACCAAGTATACATTTATTGAAGTAGATACAACACACCCTACGGAAATGTCAAACACCAACTCAATATCAGGGGCAGCTGGATATATTTCAATAAGGACCTGAGTAACGGACGTGAGATTTTTATTTACAACAACTGAGTTATTAACGTCTAGAGACAGCGTATGCTGAAGAACGCTATTGTAATAAACAAGCGCAGTTGCGCCCAATACATTAGCTATACTAGTGCCAACCGATACCGAGCCTATATTGGTACCAACATCCACATAAAGATAGTACACATTAGTGCCGGGAGGAGAGTACATGGTCTTCGATACGAAACCGCACTTCACTGTTTCCTGGAAAGTGCCGGTGTTATCGCCGATGTGTAAGACATAGTCTTTCAAATACGGGTCGTAACCACCTCTTATAGGCGCGTCAATAACAGACTTGAACTTATCCCTAAAGTAACTCTGCATACCTATATTAGATATGACGGTCATTTGGTCTGCGACCAATTTTATGACCGCACCTCTTCTGATATCAGTAAAGTATACGCTATCACCGAAGTGCGAGAAGCTCTCCGGAGACTTACTAATACCATACTCCTGAGATACGATTACCTGATTGCCTAGGACTTCAGGGACAGACGTAAGGGCATTGTTTCCAGATACGTCAGACAATATACCCTTACTCACCAATACCTTCGATACGCGGTCCTCTTGAAGCGCCAGAATATCAGTTTCTCTTGGGTGTAGCTTCTGTATGCTCCCGTATGCTATCTCTAGAGATTTGAAATTAAACAGACCGGCATTAAACTCATTGAGCTTATTCACATTGGTCTCTCTATTGTAGACCCCGCTATAAGTAAGGTCTGCTGACCTGTGCTCTTCCTTGTAAGGAACTTCAGAAGAGGAGTGAACGCGCTGACCTAGACCAAACGTCCTGCCGACAATACTATCTCTTATTTTATAGCTCTCTACTCCATTGGCGAACGTCCAGCAGTCATAAAATCCTAAGTTACTTATGGATGACAAAAGCGCCGTTTGAGTCTGTACGTTACCAGAGTGCAACTTGTTATTTATAGTAAAGACCTCGTTGTTCTCGTAGAACACATTAGGCAGCGCATCATTAGGCTCTGTCTCAAAAGCCAAGAACTGGTCATTATTCCTTATCTCTACAAAAGCCTCAATCCTTGAGTCTCTTCGGCCACATGCAGGAGTTCCATTCCTTATAGTTAAGTACAATGGCTTGGTAGAGTCGCTTACATCACCGGGAGCATCAACGGCAAACTGATATTTGTTCTCTCCGTTGCTTATAGCAGGAATTGCGTCAACGGCAGTTAAAAACACATTGCTATAGACATCTGTATTCTGACCATTTATATCTGGGCATCCACCGTCGCTTTTAACCATCATATTTGCGACATCTATGCCCTCTCTTTCCCAGAAATCTTTGAAATTAGCATAATTAGTGCCCGCAACCTTAGTTATGTCCAAAACAGACTCTCGCCTGCCGCAGTTGTTGGTATTCCCGCCGCAATTTCTGCCAAGTCGAAATACCCATATATAAACTCTTACTGTAGCGCCGGCGGGAACAGCCCACCTCGTAGTGGTCAAACCAACCGTAGAAAATAAGGGAATTCTAGCATAACAATGTCCAAGCGCAGCGACCTGGTCATCAGATGAAAACGCAAGATACCCGGTCTCCCTGTTATTGTCTGGGCTGTATTTAGCAGACCACCCCTCAGGCTTTAGACTCATATAGACGCCAGCAGGGGCGCTTACAGACGGAAGCCATCCATCAGGCTTAGCTTCCTTGTCGAGAACTTTAGCCTTCAATAGATTTGAAGTGGCGCCAGAAGAATCACGCTTCACTACCAACGTATCGCCAACCTCTATTTTATTCTGGGACTCGCCATCGAGCTTCACCCATACCTTTCCGGAATCGCCCTCTGGATAGTATACGTTCGCGTATATCGTCTCGTAGCCTGCCTTTGTCGCCTTCAGCACCCACTTATACTTAGTCGCCCATGTAGGCGCTAGTTGCGTTTTAGGTATAGTCGCCCTGATATAATTCCTCGTTACCGATGCGCTTGCAGGTATGTCAATTGTGCTGTTCTTGCTAAACTGAACCGTTGAAGACCTGCCATAATCATCCATATAGACCATGCCCAGCTGATACGTCCTGTTGCTATGAAGGCTCTTTGTGGCACCCGGGGAATTAGCCCCGCTGTACGATATAGACACTTGAGGCGCGTAGGTGATATTAAAATACTCATGCCTATATGCAGGACCTGTCGCCTCATAGCCGACAGCGGGAAGCGTAAAGGTCAGTACGTTGCCGGACCTAGTTACAATCAATCCATTATTAACCACTTGGTTCCCGCCAACAACTCGAGTGAAGTAACTATCTCGCGAACCACCCACCCAACACACGAACTTATCAGCCCAAGACGGATAGCCACAATTAACAGGAATATTTGTAATTGGAAACAAAGAAACAATAGTAACAGCGCCTAATGCTGCCTTAAATTCAGTGCTAGTTATTAGATTGTCTAGAGAATTATAATCTTGGAAAGCCTTAAACTCAAATGTTATTGTAGCAACCCCCGCCTTTTGAGTAAGTCCAGAGCCACCAATTATTCTATTAGACTGAACATCTATATCAAATGTTATCACTGCTCCCTTTGGTGTCTGCGTCCTCCCGGTCATATCGACAGAGAAGCTAGCATTAGAAACAGTTTGAGCCGCTACCGTCTGATACCAGTTTGCCGCATAGGAATATGACGCAAGCGTGGTGTTGATGACCACCTCATTCGCCACGCTCGTCTCACTAATAAGAGTAGGGGCATAGTTAAACTTAGTGCTTATATCATACCCCTCAACATAGTTGCCGTAGAACAGCCTGTTGCCCATGATTATTTGAGACAAAGCTCTTCTAGGCACATTGTCGTACAGCCGAAACCACTCCGTAGACGGAAGCGTAGAATACGCCCTGTTGTTGGAGAATATGACCGTCTTGAGTAAGTTATCCCCTATAGAATCCTTGCTCTTGCTTACAGTTTCTATTAAGAAAATCTCATTAGACTGAGAGTCCTTGACGCATATATCAATCTCCGTGACCCACTTATTACCCGTGTTATACGTTATCTCAACTTGATTGTATAAATTGACCATGCCATCATTAAGCATGGTGGGCGGGTCTATCCCGAATAACTTGGGGACGAACGCAATATCACTGAATTGAGACAGCGCACTATAATCGCCGTTCTCATACTTGTACCGATATGCAAAAGCAAAGAACCGGTCTTCAATATAATTGGATGCCGTTGAATTTTGTTGCAACAACGTTGCTGGTGCGCTAGACGGAGGAGATACAATCACCTCTAGCCTTCCGTTACTAATATCTGAATACGAGTACTTTACATTGATTTTCTTCGGGGAGTTCAGATTGTCAGTAAAATACAATAAGTCCTCAATCATACTAACCCCGTTGATAGGATAGTCATAACTGAAGTTCAGGAACCTATCTTCATCAATAACATGGTAAGTCAACCCTCCGTTCAATGGACTGAAAGAAACAATAAGGTCGCAGACACCAAACTTGTACATAGGGTCTTCATCGTGAACAAACCAGTAAATCCTGTCGTTTGTATCGTCTCTATATGCGCCTATGCACTTTGCTAGTGCGCTTATCTGAGTGCCGCTTACCTTCAGCGTTGTAATCTGAGTGCTGCCCTTAATTTTTTCTACCGCGCCTACATTCGTGGTCTCTGAAGAGCCGGACCTAATATTCTGCGCTGTTATATACTCTCCTTCAGGAATTAGCCTTTCGTCTAAATCCTGATTCATCTTGCCCTTCGTAAAAGTAGATACTATCTTCATTTAATCCATTTATCGCGCCCACGCATATTCATAAGCAATCGCCCAGGGTGAATGTTGCTGAGCCTTATCTTCGAGTTCCTATAAGCGTTTCTCTTGTCGTCTCTGGCTCTTTTGACAACATACTCCTGAACACCAGTCTTGTTGTTCAGAATCGCATACTTTATGTATGCGTATATGTACTCCTCGAACATCTTGTTGACGCTCACATCCGCATCGTTGCCATTCTCCATCCCGTCAGAAACATACTCAATAACACAAAGCCTTCCGCTAGTATTAGAGCTGAAGTTAATAACTCCGTCGCGCTTATCAACAACAAACGTAGGGTTGATATTCGCAGTCTCCGTGTTCAAACCATATATCCCCCCGATGCCGTACCTGAAATACCAAACATCATCAATAGACCACCCATAGTATCCGTTATACGGACTATTCGGGTTCATATAGATGCTTGGCGCCGTTCCATTGATTCTAGCAAGCTCCAGCTCGGAATTCTGGGGAGACAAGACATTCCCGTTTTGGTCGAACAGAAGCTGCCCCGCATTGTCTCGCAGGTACGCTAGCGCATAGTTGGTCTGTATATTCTCACTAAGAGGGAGCAATACACCATCCACTTCTAGTGATATCCTCACCCAGTTCACATAGTCGGAAGGCAATACGATTTTAAGGTCGGTGCTGATAACATCTTCAATGACCTTAATCTCCTTGAAGGCATCGTAATTCAACTCCTGAATGCCTCGCTTGGCATGAAATACCACTTGGTATCTGTTTATGTTGTTGATTATCTCGTTATTGCCCTGATACATCAACATGAAGTTATTGACGATATCTTTAAGAGACACGTACTGATACGAGCCCCAATTAGCGTCTTGTGGCAGATTCCCGCCATTCTCGTAATAATCAAACTGACTTATGTATGTCATTGAGGTTGCTCTCCTTTATTTTCCAATTTACTACCAAAGGCATAGACGTTTTCCTCCCTTACCGAAACTCCGGCATACTGTAAAATTTTAGCGACAAGATTCGGCATGTCGGAGTCAGGCAGCTCAAAGTCTTGGTGGTCTGCCGCAGATGGATTGTATATAGGGTCTCCATTGACAAGTGTGGTATATGTCCACTTCGGCGTCTTCGGATACCTGACGTAACTAAGCGTAATGCCACTCGTAATAGACGTTGGGTATACGGCGATTTTCGAGGCCAGCGTATCTGTTGCCGCTATAACATTGCCGGTCATGACATAAGCAGGGAAGAGCGTTGAAGGGGTCGTGAGAGACGATGACAGCAGCATGTTAATTCTTGCTTGAGACACCTTCTCTACATCCCTGCCGCTATAATATACATTTGTCAGGTAGTAGCAGTCTTCTGGAACCGGGAAGAAATTATTGCTTATGGCAGGAGTGTTATCCACCCTAAAGCTATCAATTACTTCTTCGGCTATTTGCTTTAGATTCGCATAGTCGGTGCCTGATTTACGCGCATTTTCCGCAACGACAATAGTATTGTACATTTCAAAATACTGCGTGAACAAATCCATTTGCGCCTGATAAGCGTACAGATTAAAGTCAGAAGGGGTGATATACCCATAGTTGTTCTTATTGACAACCGCTAGCACTGACGTTCTTACCTCGTTTATCATAATGCCACAAAAATAAAACAAAAAGCCACTCTCCGAAAAATCAGAGAGTGGCTCCCGGGGAGAAGGGGAAGAGAGATTAGGCTAGCGCAATGTCTGCATAAAGCGCAATTTTATTATTTGCTGCAGTCTGGCCATTAGTAAATGTGGCAGGAGCATCAATATACGAAACGCCACCATCACTTTTAACAGAGTTTGCATTCAAAATCAAGTCTATTAGCTCGCGCTGGAATATGCCAGTAGTATCAGACGGAATGGTAATTGTACATACGTCCGTGGCGCTGTTACTAGTCAAATAAGTAATAACTACCGTTGTGGCAGTCGCCGTAATGCGTGCAATGTTTTCAGCCCCAACGTAAGCATCAAAATTGACTGCAGTGCCAAAATTGGTCCCGCTGAATTTTATGAATTTTGCCATAATGTTTTTTTTTGCAAATATAATACGTTTTATTGATGCATGAATTTTTCTAATACCACCATAGCCTGAGAGCCTTCTTCAGTCAGGAAGTAAGAACTAACAGCCTGTTGCGCGGTTTGGTCCGAAGGAATGTTTGTCAGCTTGCTCTTGTTATTAGGCAAGTTGTAGTGCACGGTGTTGCGCTTGGCAATCAATAAGCCATCCGTAAACATCTTAGATACCGTGCCCTCATGAGCTATATGAGGGTCATTGGCCATAGACAACAATTCACTCGGATAGTTCCTGGCCAATCGGTAAATCTCCCTCTTAATCTCAGGGACAGACATCTTCTCTGGGTCAATACCAAGACTTATCCGGACAATAGCCTCCATCATCTTGAACTCCATAGTCCGAGCCCTAGTCAATGCCTCGTGCTCCAAGTCGTACTCATCAATTTCAGATTGAGCATCCTTTTGATTATCCACGAGCTCAAACAATTTCCCGTTGTCAGGATGAACCTCAAGAAACTTTTGCAGAACAGGATTATCCTCATAAACGGTCAAAAACCCATTCTCAAAGACAATGGGCTCCAAAATGAAATTACCGTCTTGCTCGTCCTCGAAAGGGCTCTTCTGATTTCTAGCATATCTGAGAGCTCTATTTGTCTTACCGTCGAAGTGGTAAAGCCTTCTGGCCGTTGTGTTTCTGCTTGCGAGGTAGAAACTGTCAGGAGCGGCCCCTCCTATGAGTTTGTATACTTTGGTTTCCATTTGATTTTTTTTTAATTTAAAAATAAGGGGGAGCGGAATCCGCCCCCCCGTTTAAAGTTTACGATTGGAAAATGAAGAAGTTGTTTGCACCAAGGGTACAAATAGTACGCTCTGACAAATAATGAACCTCCATCGCGTCCAAGTCGCTCGTGGCAGCACCTCCGGCAGAACCAGTCACCCAAGTCTTAAACTTACGGCTTTCTTGCTCTGTTTCGCGATAACGAACGTGCAGGAATGGACGCTTAGCGTTTTGCCCCATTACCTCGTCATACACATTGGTTGTACCAGCAGGTACAAGCATACCATTGATAGCGCCTCCTACAGTTCCTGATGCAGTGCCCTGACCACGCATAGTTGGGTCGTTAAGGTATTTCCAATCAGACTTATAGAAGTCATAACCACGACGGAATCCACGGAATCCAAGGTTCAGTGCCATTTGCTCGTTGTTGTCGAAGAGGCCGTAAGAAGTTCCTCCCGTGCCATACGAGTTTTGAGCGGCCAAGAAGTCATCCATGGCGAATGAAGCTGCGCGGTTAAGGAACAGTGCATTCTCCTCGATAGCACCCTGCTTGTCAAGACGTTGAACGATGGCGTCAAAGTCAATTAAGCTAGTAGGATAGCCACCGCTAAACACATTACCACGATTAGTCACGGAGTGAAATACACCACTTGTTCCTTTGAATCCCTGGGTACTGGCACCGCTATTTGTGCTATCAACAGGAACGGCCTCAATCATAGACGACTCCAAATAATCTTCAAAACGCAAACGAGAGTCGTGCTCAGCCTTCATATACCAAAGGTATCCAGAAACACCGTTCTCACCAGTTACTTCAACCCATCCAATTTGAGTCATGTCAGAACCGGTGACAGAATACTTGTCCTTAAGGATGATTGGGTTATTCTCAAAAATGAAATCATAAGGCATTAGAGACTCGGCCATTCCATTCGTGCCCTTTTTAAACTCAGAGCCATACACCCAAACGGTCCAGGTTCCAGAAGATAAAACGCCGCCCGCAATATTTGCTGCATTTTCATAAATTTGAAGAGTAGCAGTTTGAGCGGCAAGAGAGTTGGCATAAGTGATTGCGGATACTACAGCGTGAAATGTGCCGGTTCCATTTTCTCTTTGAAGCAGCAAGGTTTGGCCGATACGGAGATTGAAGTTTGTGCCCGGTGCCGTTGAAGTAGTAAGAGCCTGCTGAGATGCCTGTGGATATCCTGAAGCAGCATTGTTGTTTGTTGTAGGCACCGTCAAAGTCGTCACACCAGCAGCATGGTCAGTACAAGTACAGGCAGTATACTTGGTGTGAAGGCGTCCTTGCTCAGCCCACTTAATCAAGTCGGAAGAACATGGCATTTCCGCGCCAACCATACGCAAGAAGCCGGAGATGCTACGATTACCGTAACGCTCAAACTCCTTCTCGTAGATGTCGGGAAGATATTGATTTAAGAAGTTGAAACTAGAACTACCAATGTAGTTAGTATTCAAGGTCTGCCTATACGCAGATGGCTGCAAGGCAAATGAAGGGGATGCATTAACTGGCATGTTTTTTTAGGTTTTTAGGGTTTTTATACGAAGTCCTCCCGATGTAGACGATGACGGGTTTGCAGCAACAACCTTGAATCCACCGGTACTAACAGGCTGACCGAAAGTTCGAACGTCCATATTTATGTTCTTACTCTTCTGTGCCAAATCCTGTGTCGCATCAGCCGCGCCTTGCTCATAAAAGAACTTAGCGAACTTCTCCGGATTCATCGCGATTGATAGGGACCTATGGTAACCAGCCGGGTCTTTAATCAACCCCTGCTCATCTAAAAACTTCGATATAAAGTTCATAGGAGAAGAGTTTTGATTCTTGACCTCAGAAGCATCAGCCGGAATGAAGGTGAGCTTTTTCTCTCCAATACTGAAATCAAAACCTTTGAAATCAGGGTTAAAAAGCTCCTCTGTCTTTTTCTTGAACCACTCACTCTTACGCTGCGTTTCTTGCTGCTCACTAGACGCCCTGTCTAGGTAATCTTTGTACTTTCTGTACTCCTCAGTATCAGTCGGCAAGGTATCCCTTGACTCAAGCGGAACCTTATATTGCTCTTTGAGACCTTCGAAGTACTTTTTCGCTTTTGCTACCTCTCGTTTCTTAGCCGACTTCTTCTTCTTTATCGAATCAGCCTCATCAGCATCCTCGTCATATCCAAATTTTTCAGCCAAGAAATCAGCCACATCATCCTTTTCTAAAAACTCCTCCGTAGCTAAAGCGTATTCTCTGAGGAGCTCATCTGGGTCTGCGTTGTTAAAATCTCGGTTTAGCTTAACATAGTCTTCGAATCCGCGACCTGTTTCTTTCTTGTAACGGAAAAAAGCAGCGACATCTTCTGGCAACTCTTCCTTTTGCTCCCGAGACTCAAACAACTCATCCAAAGTATTGATGGGCTTTTGATATCTATCTTTAATAAATGAAAGAACGTCTTGCTCGCCGATTTTAGGCGGTTCAGCACTACCAGAGCCCGGCTCACCGCCAGTCTCATCTAATTTTTTCTCAAGCTCCTTCTGAGCCTGAGTTTCCTTTTCTTGAACGGAAGGAGACTTAATCTCCTCGTCAGTTAAAATTCGTACTTGCATAGTATATTAAATTTCGCGCAAATATATAACAATTTTTACCGAGGGCTAAATTCTGATAAATCGAACCCATCTAGACTATCTTCGTTGCTCTCAAATTTCATTGGGGGCAAGTTGTTTTTCTTTTGGTCTATCAACTGAGACTGCTGAGTACTTGTAATACCTATTCTACGAGCCTTCTCATTTTCCTTATATGACTCACGCTGCTGCAAAGCACTTCCCTCCATCCGGGCAAGCTCTAAGTTGTACTGGAACTCTTGGTCCATTAACTTAGCCTTTAGTCCAGCTTCTGCATTCATCCTCTCTATTCCAAAGGCAACCTTAGCCTGTTCTATCTTCATCTGTGCCTGCGCCTCTAACTCAATCTTCTGCATCGCTATTTGCGCGGCCATTCTCTGCGACTCCATCTGTCCTTGTATCTGCGTCTGCGACTCCTGCATCTTAAAGGCACGCTCAGACTCTTGCTTCTGCTTCCTTCTTATCTTCAGCAACTGATTAGCGAGCTTTACATTCCGGATTTCACGGATGTCAATGGCATCCTCTAAATTGATATCCCCCTTCTGCAAGGCCATCTGTACATTGGCCTCCATCTTCTCGCGCTCCTCTATATCTGGAGATACCTCGATGAATATACCAAAGTCATAGATATACAAATCCTTCAGCTCATCAAGTATAGTCACATTGTACCTACCTATCTGACTGATGAACTCATCGCGGAACGGCGCGTACTCGAGAATATCGGATATCCTACATGCCAATCCCTCTGAAATAGTCTTGGTTATATATATGGATGCATCTAAAATATGTCGCGTTGCCGTGTTTGAATTTAATGCCGCTAACTTCTGAACGCCAACCAAAGTTCTTGAATCCGGAGTAGACGCATCCCTCGCTTCATTAAGGCCCGTGACCGCCCTAATCATGTCCATGTAGTAGTTGTAGTTCGCAATAAGAGCCTGTAACTTTTGGCCCCCAGAACTTGTAGTGAGCTCTTGGATAGGAACGCGAGCATGATTAAACTCTCCGTCCTGCGTGAAACTACGACCAACAACACTACCAGTCTGAAAGTACAGCCTCAAAGCATCCTCTGGAGTATACTTCCCGCCTGTCCCCAAGTCTACCTCGTTAATGCCATCGGCATCAATGAACACACCATCGGGCACCACCCTTGCAATAACTTGCTGCATCTTCAGGTGAGTGAGCTGTATCAAGTCTACAAATGGAATCATTCTACGCACCAAGGACTCAATGTTGCCCTTGTACATGCGGGGAGCGCATGCCACGTAGTTCGGCATGGCGTTTTGCGATGCAGACTTAGGTCTAACCATGTTCTCCATCATTTGCCAACGTAATACAATATTAGTCCCCATCACCATCACCCCTTCGTACCAAACTTCAATCGTCTTGGTTATGCGCTCAAACTCCTGCTCCTCCATCATCTCTGCCGGAGGGTTGAAATTAGCGTCCTTCTCAATTACCCTATATCCACCAAGGTCAGTGCGCTTCTTCTTGTAAACAAAAGTGCGGGTGGTTTTGTAATTGAAGAACAGCAATGTTGCCGTGTCATTACGGAATAAACTATTCTGATAAAACTGAGCGACATTGAAGTAGTCATACCAACTTTGGCTATACTTCGAAATCTCCTTCATCTGCTCATTCGTCAGATTTGGGTCGAGCTTAGTCAGCTCGGGTATAGGAATGGTCTTGACCTCGCCCCAATAGAAGCAATCCCTGAAATACGGGTCTTCCGTATAGCTATAAACTACATTGGCAGGGTCTACGTATTGAACCCTGACACCATCGCCTGGGTTAAACTCGTGCTTGGCAATCCCTATGCCTAATACCATAAGGTCATACTCGCACCTTTTGCGCACGTCATGGTATCTACTGTCCTCGAGAATAGTATTGATAGCCTCCTCTTGGGCAATCTCTACGGACGGCTTGTAATTCATTTCCATGAACAACTGGAGCTCATTCTCATTTTCCGGAAGGTCATTCGGATTAACAGTCCATGGGTCGACACCAAAATTCTGCTGAGCAGCCATCAGTATGTCTTTACCCGCCATCTGTGTTTCAACA